TGGGAAAAGAATCGCAGGGAAAATAATCATTCCTCTCCTGCGAATCTTTTAAGTCAGGAGTATTTCCTATGAACCCCATTCATGTCGCTAACTTCACGGACCGGGATTTAACGAAGGCGATGGCATCCAGCCAAACCGACAACATCAATGACCTGGCACACTACCGGGCGAACATCTTAAAGGAAATGAGGGAAGGGCATAAACTTTCGGGAATTGCTCTGCCTTGGTCGAAATGTGCTGGTGACATAGCTCTACCCCTGAAATACATCTCAATCCTTGGAGGAGCGTCAGGCAATAAAAAATCCACGATAGCTCTGCAATTACTGCTGTGGGCCAGCAAGCAATTCAAGGTTGGATTTGCTTCATTTGAAATGAGGATGAACTACATTCCGAGAATGATGGCAGCAGTCGCAGCAGGTGTGAAGGAGGAGGGCGTAAGCGAAAAGTGCGTGAACGAATTCCTTGATTACAGTGAGAATAGAATTTATGCGTACGATCAGATTGGTGATGTATCAGCCCTGCGTGTCCTTGGGGCAGTTGAGGCATTCGGTCAGATGGGATGCAAATTTGTAGTGGTTGACTCACTGATGATGGTTGACCTGGGTGACACATCTGGATCACAGCAATATCAAAAAGAGAGAAGTTTCGTCTCTGCATTGTCCGGGTTGGCTAATATTCACGACATGCACATCTGCCTTGTCACTCATACGAAGAAGCCAGAGGGCAATGGAGGGGCTGAGTTTGTTCCTAATAAAAATTCGATACGAGGCGGTGGGGGTATAACCGACATTGCAGCAGTGGTGATGTTAGCTCACTCGGATGAAAAAAAAGCCAAGCTTGTACAAAACAAGGAAAAGTTCGGAGCGGTTTTAAGCGAAACTGAACAAGCTTATATCGACAGGGTTCCGTGTCAACGTCTAATCATCGCTAAGAACCGATTCAACTCATATCAAGGAACAATCTCGCTGTTCCAGCATACCCGTTCTAGGCAATTGTTGGGCGATAGGTCGGATAAGGCGATGCTCTTTGAATTCTAGGTCAGCTTTTCGCGTGATAACAAAACCATTTCATCTTGAAGAAGCTATCAGGGAGCTTACAGAGACTTTTGAAAAAACTGGCTATGTCGAAATGGAATGCACGACCGCTCGGACTAGGACGGCAAGACAAAATCGAGCATTGCACGTTTATCTGCGATTGTTAGGAGAGGCTTTGACTGATGGTGGGCTAGACCAAAGAAAAGTTTTAAAGCCTGATTTCCCTATCCCCTGGACTCCTGAATCAGTTAAGGAAAATTTATTTAAACCGATTATGAAAGCGATGTTTGATATTGATTCAACAACCAAGCTAGAGCGGGTCCAAGTCAGTCAGGTGTATGACGTTTTGAACAGACGATTCAGCGAAAAATATGGCATATCCATACCATTTCCAGAGGAACAGTGATGAGATTGTTAATCGAGGTCGAAGGTGATGAGGCCGTAGAGTTTATGGCAGAATTTCAGTTACTAATTAAAAAAATGCAAGATTTGAGCGATGAGCTGACAATACTTCGAGAGCTTATGAGTGAAGACAAGGCGTTGTAATGCTCAAAGTCTTGGATTTATTCTCTGGAATCGGCGGTTTTAGTCTAGGGCTAGAGCGTACTGGGGGATTTGAAACCGCAGCCTTTTGCGAAATAGAAAAGTATCCGCAAGAAGTTTTGAGAAAGAATTTCCCTGGAGTGCCAATTTATGACGATATTAAAACACTTACAACAGAACGACTTGTTCGGGACGGAATCGACAGAATTGATGTCATCACTGGAGGCTACCCCTGTCAGCCCTTCTCCGTTGCCGGGAAGCAAAAAGGCGAAGCGGATGACCGCCACCTCTGGCCGTCAATGCTTGAAATTATTGCACAAGTCAGACCCACTTGGGTCATTTGCGAAAATGTTTCTGGTCACATCGCCTTGGGACTCGACCAAGTGTTACTTGACTTGGAAAACGAAGGCTACTCCAGCAGGACGTTTATTGTTCCAGCTTGCAGCGTCAATGCCCCGCATCGAAGAGACAGGCTCTGGATTGTGGCCTACTCCGACAGTACAGGACTCAAACAAAGCAACGAAACGCTGGAGGGAGGATCATCAAAACAATCTGACAGCGGCAGTATTCAACCCGGAGAAAATGCTCTGGCCGACAGCGTCAGCAGCGAACGCGAAAGGAGCGGTGAAGAACAGATTTTACGGGAGCGAGACTTACCGGGCAAACCTAGACGAGGCAGTGAGAACATCGGAGAAATCTGGACAACTGAACCCAGTGTGGGTCGAGTGGCTGATGGGATACCCGGAAGGGTGGCTAGATTAAAGGCATTGGGCAATGCAGTCGTGCCTCAAATCCCAATGATAATTGGGCAAGCGATTCTGGACTATGAGCAAAACCAGAAGGTGTAAGCTTTGTAGGAAAAAATCACCAGTTGATGAGGTGATGATAGTAAACATCAACGCTTTCTGTAACTGGGAATGCTGTATTGCGTACACGAAGACAAAAGCAGCCAAGAAGGTTGGCGAAAAAATGATAAGAGTGGAGAGAGTGGAAAACAAAGACAGATTAAAAACACTACGGAACCGTCTATCTGAAGCTCAAATAGCTTTTAATGCTTACATTCGGATGAGGGATAAGTGGAAACCCTGCGTGTCTTGTGGCACTCCACCGACTGAATACGGAAGGGGTGGTTCCAGGGATGCTAGTCACTACCTAGCAAGGGGGAGTTCAAAGGGTGGATCATGTAGGCGATTTGATTGGGCTAATGTCCATTCATCCTGCAAGAAATGCAATAGGTTTCTGGCTGGCAACTTGGTTCCCTACCGTATTGAGTTAATCAAGCGAATAGGGTTAGATCGCGTTGAAATTATTGAAAGTACCGACAAAATTAAGAAGTGGAACAAGACAGATTTGAAGAGAATTAAAGTTTTAGCAAACAGAAAACGGAGGCTGTATGAGCGAAAATTCCGATAACCATATTCGATTTACTAGCACAAATATGGTAGTATTTTGTAAGGAATATAGCGACTTAGAGAAAAATTCAGCTCTCGCAATTAAAGACTTAAGGTCTGCTCGGAAATTCATAGAATCGCTTGAATATCACTGTGAAAAATTATCTGCACAAAGGAAAGAAGTCAGCTTACACGACACCACCGAAATTTTTACGATTGATAATTTCTTTAGTGAAGAAGAATGCGAGGCTTTGATACCTGTTATTAGAACCGACCTATCAACCGGGGGAGTGACTAACAACGGCAACACGGACCCGGATATACGCACAAGCCAAATTCATTCGTTTTATGAGCATACTTCAGCTAGACAGAAAATCTGTGATTATTTAGGCTTGCATCCCAATTTTGGTGAGCCTATGGTTGGCCAAATATACGGTAAAGGCCAAGAATTCAAACTCCATTGCGATTACTTTGAAGACTCCAGGCCAAAAGAATTTGATCATTACGCTAAACAACAGGGAGGCCAGCGAACCTGGACCTTCCAAGTCTATTTAACAGACGTAGAGGAAGGGGGAGAGACAGTATTCCCCAAGCTCAAATTGTCAGTTAAGCCCAAACGAGGGATGGCCCTAGTCTGGAATAACCTTTTGCCCGATGGTACGCCTAACAGAGACACTAACCATGCAAGCACACCAGTTATCAAGGGCGAAAAGATAATAGTAACTCAGTGGTTCAGATCTGGCATATGGACAAGCCCAACAACAACAAAGCCCACCGAGATCGAATAAATGGTGATTAATTATGATTGGCGAAATAGCGTTACTGATAAAAGGGTTGGATACTGCTATAGGTCTAGTTAAGGCTGGTCTGGATCGAAAAAAAGACATTGAAGGTATGGCAAGCGAGATTCACGGCTTCTTTGAATCTAAGCAAGCAGTCGAAGCTAAAATCTCGGAATTAAAAAAGGGCAAAGATAAATATCAAGGTTCGGCTCTTGAGGAAGCTATAGCGATTAGCGAGGAATCGAGAAAGATAAAAGAAATGATGGTTAGGATAGGAAAGGCATATAGTCTCGCAGGCAAGTCCCCCGAATGGCAGCGAATTCAACGCAACGCAGCAAACATTCAGAAAGAGAGAGACTTTCAACTCTCAAAATCTAATCGTAAAAAAATAATCCAAGACAGAAAAGATGCCGAATTCTATGTAGTAATTAAATATATATTCGGCGTAATGCTAATACTTATAGGCATCGGCGGTCTGGTGTTTGTAGTGGCTATGAATTCAAACGTCTAACTATGTTTGAAAAACAACCCGTTATCAGATTTAGAACATTTTTATAGAAAAATATGAAAAAATATCAAAAACTAGGATTTGGGAAATAGTGCCTTCCAGATTTCCAGAATTTCCAGTCGCGCTATCAGGGTTTATCTATACGCTAGCTATTAACTGACAGCACTCTCAGGGCTTGCACATTCATCCCATCGCTCAATGAATTTATCAATATAAATCTTTTGGTCGGCGGTTAAATCTTGCACTGTGTCCATTTCTTCGGCTGACATACACTCCAATTCTTGAGACTTGCAATAACGCTCCCATTCACCCGTGAGAATGTCTAGCTTGTCATTGACGGTAGGGGCTAACCAAGTAAGCAGCTCATTAAAATCGTCAGTTTCAAAAACTGGAGGCTCACCTTCTCCGCCATTTTTAACGACCGCGAATCGTTTAAGCAAAACCTCATCCTGATCTGTTGCTTCCATTGTGTTGGACTTACGAACAGACAGATCATAACTGTCTATAAAGATATGGTAGCTATCGTCACTGCCTGATGTTGTAAAGGATGGCAATAAGTCGTTGCCGTAGGAAACGTCTACCCATTGTTCTGGAATTTGTAGATCGCTGTAGTATTGGTTCCACTTCATATGTTTCGCAACCCGCTCTGTTATGTTGTCGCTCATCTTGATATTCCTCTTGCTAATATTAAAGCATCCGTGTCAGTTGTAGTCACTTCCTTATTAACCATGTCAATTATATTAGCAAAGCTAATATGTTTAGGCAATCATATTCTAAATGTTAATGTATATTTGTGCGTTGATGTTGAGGGGGTAGAGGCTCCTTGTGTCATATATCTTTACTTGTTTTGGTCTTGGTTGAATCAGTTCATTCAAACCAAATCGTATCCACTATTTCCGGTAATTATAGTTACTGGAAATAGTATAACTATATGTTGTGGTTTCATTGAGCATTGAGCGGATTGACTGGATGATTATTGATCAACCACTATATGTTGTGCCTGGGAATGATGAGTGGGGGTGAAAGAAGGGACCGGGAGGGGGGGAATCGGGGAATTTTAATTCAAGCACCCTTCCCCCCACAAAATAGCGGTTTCACATTAACTTTGTTACGGTCTAAAAATGCTTCCAAAACCTTCACGCAAGACACAAGCTCAAATCGACACATGGACTGCTGACGCGCCAGAAAAGAAGAGGGGTCCGGGTAGGCCGAAGCGGGGTGAAAAAGCTCCTGTAAAGCGAGTAGGCCGACCACCTGGACAGAGAGCCGCTCAGTTGGAATTGCAGGAGTACATGTACAGCCACAAAAGTAAAAAAATGGTGGTTGAGAAGTTATTTGAGGCGGCGTTGGATGATGATCATAGGAATCAGGGTATAGCTTGGAAGTTGTTAGCTGATCGAATGTTACCTGTTAGTGGTTTTGAGAAGTTGGCTGGCAAGAGTGCTATTCAGATCAACATAAATACTTTATCTGCACCTCAAGTTATCAAGGGGGATACTTTTGACCAAGCTGAAGGAGATGTTGAAGAGGCATGAAGGAGTTCGCCAATTCGTTTATCAGTGTACTGCCAACAAGCTCACGATTGGGGTAGGGAGAAATATTGATAAAGATGGTGGCATTGGCTTGTCGTTGGATGAGATCAATTATTTGCTTGATACCGATATTGTCAGATGCCTGCGAGAGCTTTCTGTTTTTAGTTGGTTTTCAGACTTGGATGAAGTACGTCAGGACGCGATGGTATCAATGTGTTTCAACTTAGGGTTACCACGTTTAAAAGGTTTTGAGCTTGCTCTTAATGCGATGAGTTTAGGTTTATATGAAGAGGCTGCTAGTGAGTTCCTTGACTCCAAGTGGGCTTCTCAGGTTGGAAACAGGGCTAATGAGTTAGCTGAGATGATTAAAACGGGTGATTACCCGGAGGAATAACCATGCCAAAAGTAGGATCAACGAGTTACGCATACACCCCTAAAGGTCGCGCAGCGGCTAAAACTCAAGCAAAAAAGACAGGACAAAAAGTAACGAACACGAAGAAGGCTAAACGCCGCTAGTGGATTTTGATGTTGATCTACTTCCCTGGCAGCAAGAAGTCTGGAATAGCAAAGCTCGGTTTCGTGTTGTGGCGGCTGGAAGAAGAACGGGCAAGTCACGTTTGGCTGCGTATATGCTTTTGGTTAAGGGTTTGCAGACAACAGATGGCGAGATTTTCTATGTTGCTCCGACCCAAGGCCAAGCTAGAGACATAATGTGGAATACGTTAATGGAGCTTGGACAGGCTGTTATCAGTTCGGCTCACATTAACAACATGCAGATTAAGTTAGTCAACGGCACTCAGATCAGCTTAAAGGGGTCAGACAGGCCAGAGACTTTACGTGGAGCCAAGATAGCCTTTGTAGCCATTGATGAGTATGCAGATATGCGAGAGGCAGTATGGGAGCTTGTCCTGCGGCCTGCCCTTACTGATTTAGCCCCTAACTCTTCGGCGTTGTTCATAGGAACGCCAACAGGCAGAAATCACTTTTATGATTTGTACAAAAAGGCAATGACCGCAGATGATCATGAAGCGTTTCACTATACCAGTTACGACAATACCATTCTGAGCAAAACGGAAATTGATGCAGCCAAAAAAGAGATGTCTAGTTTCGGCTTTCGCCAAGAGTACATGGCAAGTTTTGAGGCGCGTGGCTCTGAGATGTTTAAGGAAGATTGGGTCACGTATGAAGAAAAAGAGCCTTCCGCTGGCGATTACTACATTAGCATTGACCTCGCTGGATTCGCAGACGTTGGGCAGAGCCACAAGAAAAAGAAAAAGCACTTAGATAACACGGCCATTGCTATCGTTAAGGTCAGCGAAGAGGGCTGGTGGGTAAAGGACATAATTGCTGGTCGTTGGGACTTAAACGAGACAGC